CCTACATTTATGAAAGAAGTAGATAAAGAGATTGCAAGAGCAGTAGTAGATGACAATGAAAAACTAAACGAGATATTTGATGAAATAGACTCAGCTTCAGAAGTTGGTCAATTTACACAAGATGAAACTGAACAAGAAGATCAAGAAGTAGAGCAAGAAGAAATTTAATGAATGTCAGATATAGTACAAAAATCAACCGAGTATCGTATTAAACAAATTGAGATAGCAGAAGCAAATTATTATAGATCACTCGTAAAAGCCTTAGATAAAATAGAAAGAGAAGTTGTTGCACTTGCAAATAAAGATTTGAGAAGAACAAGTGATGGAAAACTTATCGAACTACAAACAGCAATAGCAATAAGACCAAAGATAAAAGCAATACTTGACAAAGAGTATTTAGCTTGGTCAGATAAAGTAGTCAGAGAGGGTTTTACCAAACAAGCCAAAAGAGTTGAGAAAGCATTTAAAACATTAGAATCAAGATTACCAGCTGGTCGTATTCCAAAAGAATTTGTAGAACTTACAAAAGGAGATTTAGCTTTAGTAAAGAATTTAAAACAACAATATTTTACACAATTCAAAGATGTGTCTAATACATTTACAAGACGATTATCAGAAGTAACATATCAAAATGTATTAGTAGGAAATGATTTTACAGAATTAGAAAAAGAACTAAGACAAACAATCAATGGTATTTACGCAAGTTCAGATGATGCAGAAGCACAAAAGCTAATAGATTATATTAATAGAAATAAATACAACAAATCTAAAAAAGCAATAGTAGATAGATCAATACAGACACTTCAAACTAAATTTGCAAGAGATAGGGCTGGAGAAAACATGAAAAGATATGCTAGTCAGATATTAAATGATTCGTTAAGAGATTTTGATGCAACCTTAAACTTCAATAAATCAAGGGATGCTGGGCTGACTTTTGTTAAATACTATGGAGATGTAATACCAACAACTAGAGAACTTTGCAGAAATCTAGTAAATGGTGTATATAACAAAAGAAAAGGTGGACTTTTTACCATCAACGAGATCAAGGATTTATGGCAAAGTAGATCATGGTCAGGTAAGAAATCAGGCAACCCACTTGTAGTTAGAGGTGGGTATAATTGCAGACATCAGTTTAGTTATGTCAATCCTGATTGGTATGATAGTAAAGGCGAACTTATAATATAAACATAGGAGAAAAAATGTCAGATGACAAACAGGTTAATCAACCGAAAAATGATGTTCAGGAAGCTGAAGTTAAACAAACTCAAACTGACGAGAAACCAACACCAACATTTAATCAAGAAGATGTAGATAGAATTGTCAAGCAAAGATTAGAAGCTGAGAAGTCTAAACATCAAAGAATGTTAGATGAAGCTAAAAAGAAAGAAGAAGAAATAGCAAAAGAAAAACAAATACAGGAAGCAAAGACTAAAGCTGATCTTGAAAATCTTATGAAGCAAAGGATAGCTGAGAAAGACAAAGAGTTAGCTGATTGGAAGTCTAAAGTAAAAACAATTAATGTAGATAATTCTATATTAGCACTTGCTTCTAAAAATAATGCTATTGCTCCTGACCAAGTAGTATCTTTGCTAAAGAGTGAAGTTAATTATAATGATGATGGTCGAGTAGAAATACTTGATAACAATAAGAATATTCGTTATAACTCAAAAGGGGAACTATTAACAATAGAAGATAGAGTTAAAGAGTTTTTAGATGCTAACCCACACTTCCGAAAAGGGTCATTGTCAGGTTCAGGTAGCCTGAATAGTGTTGAGGGAAAAGCTGTCAAACCTTTCAATATCAGCGACTTAGATATGAGCAAAGCAGAAGATCGTAAGAAGTATGCAGAATATCGCAAACAAAGAGACTCTGCTCCTGTTCAGATAAATTTAACAAATAAATAATAAGGAAAACAAACAATGGCAAACGAAAGCACATCGTCAACACTCTCGGAACTATATACTGAGATTGTTGCAGAAGCATTATTCGTAGCATCAGAGCAATCAACAATGAGACCTCTAGTACGAAACTATGCTATAACAGGTGGTGGAAAAAGTGTAGAAGTGCCGATATATTCTAGTGTAAGTGCTAGTGCAGTATCAGAAGCTTCTGACTTATCTAACACAGCTATCAACCCATCTTCTGTAACTATTACAGCAAGTGAAGTTGGTATAATGACAACTTTAACAGATTTAGCAAGAAACTCAGCACCAAGAAATGTTGCTGGAGATATTGGTAGATTATTTGGAGAAGCAATCGCTAAAAAAATTGACACAGATTTAACTGCGTTATTTGATGGTTTCTCACAAGAAGTTAATGATGGAACAGCAGTATTAAGTGCATCTAATGTATTTCAAGCAGTAGCAACACTTAGAAAAAATGCAGTTCCAATGTCTGACCTAGCTGGTGTCTTTCATCCTTTAAATGCGTTTGACCTAAAAAGTGGTTTAACAAACACATTTGTTGGTAGAGACACAGAATTATCAAACGAAGCTTTAAGAACAGGTTTTGTTGGTAATGTTGCTGGTGTTCCAATATTTGAAACTTCAAATATTGCTGACAACTCAGGCAATAATCCGGGTACAACAGGAGACTATAAAGGTGCTGTATTCCATAGAGATGCGTTAGCATTGGCTATGATGCAAGATTTACGAATCGAAACGCAGAGAGACGCAAGTCTTAGAGCAGACGAGATCGTAGCAACTGCTGTATATGGTACAGGAGAACTAAACGATACTTATGGTGTAGAATTGAATGTAGATTCATCTATCCAATAATCGTTATATTGTCAGGGGGAGCAATCCCCCTGATACTAACTAGGAGAACTTATGAATATTAGATTAACAAATGGTAAGAAAACTATAACAAGAGCAAAAGACCAATACGAAGCTAATATAAAACATTTCAAAATGAGAGGTTTTGTTCCTGTTGGAGAAGTTAAAAAAGAAATTAAAAAAGCGACAGCAAAAGATATTTCTGATAAAATAGTACAACTCAAACCAAAGAGAAAAAAAAATGTTAAGAAAACTAAGAAAAAAAATTAAGAAGTTTATTAATTGGTTCGTAGGAAAATACTATGGCTAATTATACAGGTGCAAATGTTATTACTGCAAGTGATGTAACTAAATATCAACCTGATGCTTTTGGTTTTGGTATTGCATCAACTGATACAGAAGCAGTTAACTTCTTTGCACAAACAACTAACGATATTTTAAGACAGCTAAGAGTCGAATGGTGGCAAACCTACAAAGCTAATATTTTTACAGATATTACAATTCTTAATACAGCCGAGATGGTAGATACAAAAGTAAATTTAGATCAGTTTGAAAGGGCTGGTGTATATTTATTTTTGGGTAGATTCCTTTGCCCAGCATTAACAAAGTTTAGACCTGAAACAGAAAAAGATAGATTTGAAAGAATGGGCGAGTTTTATATGTCAGAATATAACAAAGAATGGAGAACAATATTAGAGGATGGTGTTGAGTACGATGAAACAGGAGATGGCACTATCCAAGTTGCTGAAAGAGAGCCTTTACATGGTTTTAGAAGATTGACTAGATAATGGCTGTCGATGTAAAAATTAAATCAAACGAAAAAGAAATAATTAAAAAGTTTCAAAAACTACAATCCAAATTACCAAGATTTATTGACAAAGGTGTAAAACAGGCTGGGTTTCAATTAGTTGATATTATAAGAACTAAAACAAAAAGAGGTGTTAATTTTAGAGATGTTGGATTTGAGCCATATTCTGATGCTTATAGAAAACAATTAGAAAGAGAGGGAAAACCAACAGGTGTAGATTTATTTTATACAGGAAGAATGTTAGGTAGTTTGACAAGCACCAAAACAGGAAAGCACAAAGTATCATTAGGTTTTACTAATGCACAAATGAGACAAAGAGCATTATTTAATCAAGTTCTTAATGAACCGAATAGAGAATTTTTTGGCTTTAATGATAGAACAGAAAAGATTATAAGTAAGCAGTTCAACAGATTTATAGAAAAACAATTAAAGATGACTAGATTATGAGTGTTCGAGAAAATATTGCATCAAACCTTTTATCAACAATATCAGGTATAAGTAGCCCAACAATTAAGAAAGCTACAAGACAACCTTTTCAATTAGACGAGTTATCAGATAAACAATATCCAGCAGTAATAGTACAAACATCTGAGGAAACAAGAGAAGATATAGAAATGGGTATAGGTGCAAAAACAAGATCAGGAACTATTGACTTTGCAATACTTGGATTTGTTAAAGGTGCTGAAGTTAATATTGACACTAAAAGAAATCAATTAATCACAGCTATTGAAACAGCCTTAGAATCTGATATTACAAGAAATAGCAACGCACTTGATACTGAAGTTATTAGTGTGGAAACAGACGAGGGTACATTATTTCCTATTGGTGGTATAAGAATGGTTGTAAGATGTACTTATGAGTTCCAAGCTGGAACACCATAAACAAGGAGAAGATATGGCAAACAAAGATAAAATCATTGATAAAATAGAAAAGAAAATAGATGCAATAGAAAAGTTACACGATAAAGAAAGTTTAATGTGTGAAGAAGTCAAAGATTTACTTGCTGATCTTAGAGATCAAGAAGAAGATGAAACTTGGGAAGATGATTCAGAAGAAGATTTTGATGAAGATGACGAGGAAGATATTGACGATGAAGAAGAAAAATAATATAAACAATTTTAACATAGGAGAATAAAAAATGGCAGTTCATCATGGAAAAGAGGGCGAAGTCGTAGTAGGTGGTTCAGCAGTTGGCGAACTTACTTCTTTCACTCTTGAAACAACAGGCGATGTTGTAGAATCTACAAAAATGTCAGATGGTGCAAAAAGTTTCGTAGCTGGTAGAACATCATTTTCAGGTACTTTAGAAATGCACTTTGACGAAGCAGATAGTGTTCAAACACAATTAACTGCTGGGTCTAGTGTTACTTTTAAATTATTACCTGAGGGTAGTTCTCC